GTAAGCGGCTGAGTACCGTTAGTCTCAAATGTAATTTCTTTTAATCCTGCCATCTTAGGATGTTCCAGTAAGTCTGGATAAGAACGTTGCCAACCCAGTAAAGGTTCACCGCCTGTAATAACTAGATGTTCGTCTCGCCATTCTTTATACGGAAGAATATCAACAATCTTGTCAGCAAGTTCTTCAGAACTAAAAGCGGGACTAAGATGCTTAAAGCGAGGATCCCAACTAGCGTAGCTATCACACCCTGTGCTAACGAGAGGTAATCGTCCATATTCAGTGTAATTGTCTGGATTAATTTTGAGATATTCTTCACTGAGTTCTCCTTTGGGCATACCAAAACCTGCACATTTGAAATTACATCCAAATGTGCGTAAGAACACGCTGGGTACACCCATATAGCGTCCTTCGCCTTGTATGCTATAAAATAGCTCTGCAATTTTTATTTTACTCATAATATATTATACACTCTTTTCTATCTTTTTGTCAACCTTTTTGCTCAATGACCAAGATCCATTTTTATTGTTTTTCCAAACGATAACATCGCCCGGTTTCCATCCTACCGCTTCCAATATCTCTTCGGTAAAAGGCAAAACCAGTTCTTTGGTCTCGGGATCTTCTTGTAGGGTTATAGTCCAATGGTTCATACTGATATAGTCTTTCTGTCTTGTATTTGTCTTTCACGAAATTCTTCCATGCGTAATCTTCGACATTCATTTTTTACTTCTTGCGGATAATCTGGACTGATTTCTGCTATGCTACAGTCATAGACCACAGTTCTATCATTCCAATTGGCATTGGCTAATATCACTATGGCCATTAGCAAAACCACGGCGATGATTAATTTATCTTTCATATAATGCTGTCGCTTATAAGTAATCTGCACATAAGTGCGTCTTTTTCATTTTTAAAATCAAAATGCATACATTCTGCACTGACCTCTGTTACATAACGTCCTCCGGGTAAACCAAAATGTTCAATGACTTGAGCACAGGTTTCATTCCACCAGGTGTTATTTTGATTTTTCCATGGAACCGTTATTCTTGCCATTTACGATAGTTACCCTTTTCTGGTATCACATGTCGAACACCGCCAGTGGGATCTTCCATATCGCCCTTGCGTCTTGGTATTAAATGAACGTGCGGATATGGTACAGTTTGTCCTGCAGCCTCCCCCCAATTTAATCCAATATTAAATCCATCCCATTCACCCGACTTCACCTTTTGTTTGCCCACTTTAAGTGCATCGGCGAAGCAGTCTTCAATAACTCCGTCTGCGGCATACTGTGGTACAAACAAAAGATGACCTTCTGTAACAGGATACTTGTCTGCATAAATGACCACATGAAAATCTTCTAGAATAGGATCCTTCCATGGTGCTTGCCCGTCCGCTTGTGCGTCAGCTAGCGTATATTTCAAATTCATCTCTGATACTCCTTGTACTCTCTAGGCAATTGATCTTCTTTAATCACAAATTCTAGTCCAGCCATAGAACCGACATAGGCATTGTTCATATATGTCATTCGCAATTTTACAGTATTAAGAGCTACTTCTAAAAATGCCTTAGGTTTGTGATTTAATATATGTGCCTCTACGTCTCGACCTTTGTCTGTGCAATGAATCATTATCTTACTCATTTTGTCCACCAATCTTCATAAGGAAAATCTATCCATACATCATTTTCAGCCTTGTTGATTTCTTCACCAGAAAAATCAATTCTAGCTTTAAACTTTGATGATAGATTATCAAAAATTACAGCAAACTTCACATTTTGATTCCATACATCATCTTCCCACACAGCATCCTCTGGAAAACAACTTTCAGGCCAATCTTGCATAATCCAATTCAATGTAGCACCCGTGTCATTGATATCATCTACTATGAGAATATTTTTACAGTTATCGCCAGCTGATAGTAAATCACTGGCAGCTTCTAGAACAGAGCCTACATCATTCTCATCTTCTACGTATACCTCGGGTCTCGGATGCCCATATGCATCTTCCGCCATCCATGTATTAGATTCTGTTTGCTCGTGATCACGCAAACTAACTTTAAGTGTTTCGCAAGGTACATCGAAATAGTAACTGATCATTTTAGCAGGTAATAATCCACCTCTAGTGATACCTACCACATAGTCGGGGCGCCATCCACTGACTGTGATATCTCTACATATCTTTGACACTAACCCTTGATATTCTTCCCAACTAACTTGCCGCTTTTTTGACATGATTCTCCTTGCGATCTTTTAGATACTGTTCATGTTGTATCCATTTATTGTTGACTAAAAATCCCCATTCTCTTTTATGCGGGCCTGGCATAAACAATGTCCATGCTGTTATGCCCGGTTCAAGTTCTATGCGATGATACGAATTGGCACTACAGGTACGAAAAGAACCTGGACCACGCCAAACACGATGTTCACTGATTTTCTTTCCGAGAGTGTTAAACACTGGAATCCATTCCCAATATCCACCTTTTAAAATCAGAGTAGCATAGGGCCACGGATGATCATGTACATCGTCAGGATCACCTTTTAAAAACTTGTGTAGAAATATGTTGAAAGGAAATAAACTTCTATCTTTTAAAAAAAGATAATATCTTTCTAGATAAGGTTCGTTACAAATACGATCATAAATGATACGTTTACGACCTAATTTTTCTAATAGTTTAAGAAACATTGCCAACCTCTTCTTCTAGATATCTTTTTAATTCTTTATCTGTAGGCTGAACTGAATAATCGTTTTTAAAAAAGATTCTGTAACTATCACTGCCGTACTTGCCAATGCCAAACAATGCTTCAGCATCCTCGCCGTCCCATGTAAGATAATCTTGACTCATGCGAATCAAGCGATCATAACGAACATTGGTCATGCCTAAGGGTCTTAGTATGCTTTTAACAAATTCTTCATCAGCATGTAACAATGCCAGCGGTGTAGGAAACCAATACAAGAATTCAGGCAGTGTGGTTTTTACTGCTCGTCTACCAGTTTGATTTAACATAATGACACCGACCATGTGTTCCCAGCTATTGCTGATCTGTTGTTGAACCATTAGGTCGTCACGTAATGGAACAATCATAAAATTTTCACTATAGGTATGGCTATTAGACATAGCAGCACAAAAGTAGCTAGAACTAAAATTGTGTATTTGCTTGTACCTTTAGGTTTCATTATCGCGGAGCAAACTCTTGTTGGAGTTTGATATTGTCCATGAACTCTTTTTTAGTACCCGGGTCGTCTTTGAATGCACCTTTTAACACAGTGGTCTGTGTCAATGAACTATGTGCCATAATGCCCCGGTTCTCACAGCAACCGTGTGTGGCCTGTATATAGACAGCTACATTCTCACTGCCTGTGGCCTTCATTATTTCGCGAGCGATGTCGTTGGCTAGTTCTTCTTGAAGTGTACCACGACGAGCACACCATTGAGCGATACGAGTATACTTAGAAAGACCAATAAGTTTATTGGCAGCAATGATTCCAATATAAGCGACGCCGTTAACAGGCTGGTGATGGTGACTACACATACTACGCAACTCACTGCGTACAACCAACATTCCTTCATATCTATCCTCCAAATCGTTAGGAAAAGCTGTTGCATCTGGTGCTGGAGCATACCTACCCTCCATTATTTCATTAAAATACATCTTAGCAAGTCTACGTGCTGTACCTTGACTATTAGGATCGTTTTCACGATCAATCAGTAAACGATCAAGCACTATTTCAAATGCTTCTGTGGCTTCGTCGATTAGTTTAGCTTTGTCGTCTTCTGTAACATAGTCGCTGATGTTGTCACCTGCCCAAAAACGTTTCTTATCACGTTTCATTTTATAGCGAATAGCATCACCCAAATATGCTTCTTTATAGCCTTTGTCACTCATTTGATCTGCACCTGCGAGAGCATTTTTTAAATCTTCTGATGTAAATGTTGTCAATTAATTTCTCCGAGTTAGTGTCGTGGATGACAGTATATTATAACTTCTCTAGTAGATTGTTGCAACTAAAGAAGTTGATTTTTAATGAATCTACCAATTTATTTAGGTCTGGTAGGCGTGTTTTATAATTTTCCATATGATCAATGATCACGTTACATAATTCCTGTCTATGTGTTTGATATGCGGCAAACGATTCTGTCCATTTAGAAGGATACTTAAATGTATCAGAATACATTTCTTTGTAACTTAATCTATCAGGAACTAATGGAATAGCACCTACTACAGCACCTTCGAATGCACTGATTCCTAGTGTTTCTTGAAGATTAGCACTGAACACAAGTTTAGCTTCACCTAACAAATTATGATATTCGTTCTTTGTTAACTGTTGCTCTTGACAAACAACAAATTCATATTGTGGTAAGTGTTCTTTAAGATCACGGAATATTTCTACTTGCTTTTCAGGAGCGATACGATGAGGAAACAGTATAAGATCACGCTTGGGCATATCTCTATACATCAATAAAGTATCTCCCATATATTCCATAGGCCAGCCAGTTCTTACTATCTTGCCGCTAGGCATGTATCGAATTCTTCCTGTTCTTGTTTCTACATCTAAAAGATTATTTAGAAAAATTTCAATATGAAAATCAGTGGCAAAATAATTATGATCTATAGCTTCAAAAAATGCTCGTTCACTATGTCGCACCCAAGGAGCATTGCCGATAAGACGACCTAGGAAGTCTTGAGGATCATAACTGCCAGCATGCCACAGTGCGTGAATAGTCACTGGAATCTGTAACAGTTCACTCATGTACTTTAGATTTATAATGCCCGGATGCCAAGCATCAGTAAAAATAAAATGGTCGCCATGGTGAATGCGTCCATCGCAAAATAGCCGACCCATTTGCTCAACCTGACTAGCTTTGTATATATTGGTACCACCAAAATTAAGAAAAGCGCCAGGAGTAGTGGCTGTAGGAATGTCCGTAGGACCAGATATAACTTCGACATGATGTCCTTTCTTTCGTAGTAATGCAGGCAAGTGGGTTTTCCACTCGCCTGTGTAGCGGGTTTCTACTGCTTCTAAATCAACGAGAAAAATTTTGGCCATATGGTCTGCGATTGTTTCCTTGATTATTCCTATCTACCCATGGACGTCTTGGTCGCTTACTAGCAAGGTAAGCCTGATAGGTTGCAGAATCTTTTCTGTAAAGATCTGCGGGGTTAAAAGGTTGTAGATTGAATCTACAGTAATCCAAGTACGCCTCAAGATCGTTGAAGATCCTAACGACGTCAGGACGGTTTTCAAAATACTTATAATCAGTATAATTCTTAGCCATTGCAGCCTCTTATTAATATTTGACAAAACTACCATTTTCTCCATCTTCGGAGACCTCAATCCAAATCTCGCGATTCGGATACTTATTGGAAATGACAGCGTGAAGTTCATCACTCATCATTTCACAACTCTTGTGATCTAGTTGGATGGTACCATTTGCATACAGATTTTCCAACCAGCGTTTGAATTGAATGAATTCGATATCTCTATCGTTGTGTGTCACTGATATCCATACACGGAAATGAAAGATATGTCTATGGGGATGACCTAGAAAGCTCACATCATATTCATCACCAGTGGCTAGTGTAGGGTCGGTCAGTGCTGCCGGATAACAATGGATACCTTCTTTACGAAAGGTGATCCATATCATTTTATTTGGTCTTTGATCTTGTCTAACAATCATCGTAATTGTTCCATTGTGATAATTTTACTTAATTCTGCACCGAGATCTTTATCTTCAGTGATCACATGCAGGCTATGGCGATTCTCATCGTTTTTACGATCATACTTTGTGGTTTCTACAATAGTACCACCACTAGCACCATAGATATTTAGACGAAAGCCCTGTGAGGATAAATTTGGCCCTTCGTCAACACAAATGGCTTCGCTATAATCTTCTGGATCATTCATTAGCCAATTTCGGAATTTTTCTTTTAATTTCAGTTTCATTGTTCTTGCCTTGCTAGATCTAATTGGTCGAATCCTACTAATTCTAGGTATTTGTCCTATGGTACTCATTTGATAATCTCATCCTTGCCATATTGATCCCAATCGGTAAACTTGTCTCTACCAAGAAGGTCCTGTAGGTTATGACACCAAACCCCAGGATTAGTTGCTGCAAAATCTTTATCATCTATTTTCAGTGTGGCATTATAACCTAATTGATTTAGATACGGTAATTTTACACTGATTTGCGGAATAAATCTACGATATTCTGTGAGTCCACTTTCTAATAATCCTTCTGTTTCACGTACATCAAAATCCAATGTACACCAAAAATCTTTATCGAGACAGGCTTTGATCATATCTTCCCATGGACGCCATCTTGCTATATCATTAACACCGTTAGTGCGAAAACTTTGATTAGCACCAAAATAGATATGTTTACAGTTATTATTCTGTGCTAGATTGATTATTACTTGATCATCATGAACGCCAACTACAAATAGAGTTCTCATGCCATAGGCAGGAGTGCGTTCAATCTCCTCACCCACGAAGAAAATAATTTCTTCTGCTACGCCTTGCTTATAATCACGTTTCATAATATATTATACTATCTTTCATCGTCTAAGTCAACGGTTTCGTGATCGTGTTCCCATTGCTTTTTCTTTAATCGAGCAATTTCATCTTTTAGAAAAAGTTTTCTTTTCTTTAATTCTGTTAATTGCTCATCTTTGAAATTACCTTTTCTTTCCATTTCGGCAATTTGTTTGTCCAAAACATGATGTGTTTCCTCCAAATGTGCGATTCTACGCTCATACATTTTACACCTCCTGATTAAGTTCTAACTCCAATTTGTCAAGTTCGGCATCTTCTCGATCATCTTCCCAGGCTTCTTGATCATCTTCTACAAACAATCTATTAAACTCGTTGGTAACTCCGCCACGTAAACGAGCACCTTCTAGATCTTTTAAGAAACTATCTGCCTGTTTGATCATTTCAAATGCTTCTTCTTTGGTTTTACATTCAAATAATTCTTCAATAAAACGATCAAAGTACAGTACATTTCTCGGAACCCACTCTGAATATTCATCGCTTTGATCTGCGGCTTTTTTCTTTCCCCATTGGCGCCAATCTGGACGAACCTTTTTAGTTTCGATATCCATTAGATTGTTAGCACGTTGTACAGCAACTATATGACAGTAGACGTTATGTGCCATCATTAGAGCGTAACCAAATGAATCCCACGAAGTCTTCCCTTCTTTTCCTATCTTATTCAACATACCGGGTGCGTAATGACAGATATCCGCGATGGATAAGCGTCTGCCGATCTCTGATTCGAACGGAAAAGGTATATCATGCCGTTTGGCAAGACTCTTATTGTCCGGGGCCTTGTCCATGATAACACTAAATCGTTTATTGGTATGTTGGGCGTTAGTATAAACAAGTCCGTGAGCAGTAGCGATGAATGGTGAAGCACAGTCGAAGCTGATGGTGAAGTTTTCATTGATATGTTTCCTAATTTGTCTTTGAATAGACGTTAAGTAACAACTCCAATCTAATTGTGCAGTACCTAAGAAGTGCATCCAATCCTTGCCTTCTAGCATACCATCGAATCTCATAGTGATTAATCTGCGTAGTGTGATAGGCATTTTACACATGTTAGCACCACCCATTGCCCATCCTTCGGCAGCTTTGTCACCCCATACTGCTTTGTCGCTGAATTCTTTAACACCTTGATACCAAGCTTCAGCAGTATCCCAATCAGATCCTTGTAGAACATTTAAGAATTTAGTAACACCTAAGCGATTTTCTAAGAAATATTTGTTATTGTGTCGTGTTTTTTCTAAACAGTCTTCAAAACTCTTAAGTCCAGTCTTGGGTGAATGTATATGATCACAGGCCCATGTCGGAACGTCCAGCATCATTGACCAATCTGCTGTGAGTTCTAACCATTCTAAAATACTTTGACGTGTTTTATTTGCAGCAGGACCATCAAAATTCTGCCAATCAAATTTAAGAATACCTTTACCGATCTGATAACCACCGGAGTCACCTAAGATCATTGTTTGACCTCGATCGCGATCCTGTATCATAGAATCCTGCACCATGGTTTTTTGTAGATCCAATTGTGCATGACCTGCTGAAAACAAACCATATTTGTAGGTAAAGTATCCTTGATCTGCATTTAGAAAGTTCATACCTTCGATGCCACGATCGAATCCTTCGGGAACACGTTCGTCTGCGATAAATTTTTCTAATCTTTGTTTAGCGATATATGTTGAATAGAAACAGCTGATTGCTGGTAAGTATACCGCATAGTCTTTCTGTCCTGGTGTTAAATTAACTGGTGCCGTCATTGTTTTTCCTTAGCCAAATGTATTTTAATTGTAATGTGCCTGTGCTTTATGATATTATTTAGGCCGCTTGTGCAGGAATAATATATTTGTAAGTAGCCAATCCGCTGTCTAGAGTGATTTGAATAGCACCTTCGTTACTTAGGCTCATCTTAGTGTTGTTAACATCTGCAATCTTAAGAATACTTAGGATTGGTAATACCGGCCAAGTCCAACCACGATCTAATTTACCTTCAACGTTTTGAGCAAAAATAAACTCACCGCCGTGTGTTGATGCATCACCAAAGATAAACTTTAGATTGCCACCATCTGTTTTTGCCAAGAATGTTGGATGTTCTGAATTCGCACCTGCTTGAAAATTAAAACGTTGCACTGCTGCCACGCTGGGTTCAACTTCTACGTCCCATTTAACACCACGGAACTTCACAGTCTTCATCTTTTCGTTAATAACTTCTGTAGTCATAAAACGATAATCGTTTTTAAAGTCACTGTCTTTGTTTTCGAAATGAATACCAACTGGAATAGTTTCTCCGTTGCGTTCTGCAGATGTGATTGAGATTTTTGCGTTGTCTTTATACTCAGCACCGTCTAATAGATACTTGAGTTTTTGCAGTTGCGGCATACCAAACACGCCCAACATGTCTGGGTATGGGTTTGCTGTTTCTGCCTCCATGATAACCGAACGGTCATCTGCCATTGAGTTAATTGTAGTGCCTTCTGCTGTGCCTGTTACTTTAACGGTAGTCAAGAATCCTAGATTCTGTGTATGACTAACGATGTCTTGTAAAATGTCTTTCATTTAGATTCTCCGGTTATATTAATATTATATTTAGATCGTGGGTAAAAGTCAATGATATTTTACTCAAAATCAAACAATTTGCTAAAATTGTTATCACTGCGTGTTGAACTGATATCCCATTCTAGAACACCAATTAAATTTTCTAACTTTTCATCGATGACTGTGGTTTCCATTTCACCGTCATCGAATGGTAAGTCTTTGAACCATTGTGGCAAACGTAATTCATCCACTGGATATGCCACAGAAGTGTGCCCCATTGGATTGTCTTTGAGACGACACACAATGACTTTAGCACCATCAGTAATAGTCATTGAGTATTTGTCATCAAACATGCGTTTTAAAGTGTTCCAATTCAAACTAGCTCGAACGTGTCCGGGCATGTTAGTCTTACCTGCTTTCTTTTCTTTAGCAGCATATTCTGTGATATTGTTAGCACGTTTTGGCGAACCTTTTTCCCAACCAGGTCTAGTCTTGAAATCTGTGCGGAAGTCAGTGATATAATCCAACACTTCTTCTTTAGCAGCACCGTTCAGCACTCGAGTCAATACTTCGCTCAAGAAGTCTTGGATTACCACAGGAGTATCTGAACGTTTTAGGTCAAGTCCCATGGCTTTGATCTTACCAGGATTGCCATCCGTGTCTGTTCTTTTTCCTTCTTTGTCGAAGTAGAGAACTGCGTATCGTTTTTTAGTAATGAATAGTCCTTTGGAAGCAACAATCTCGCGACCTGCTTTGATGACTTCACCTCGGACTTTTGGACAGTGGAAGGCTTCCTGCATGAATTTAGGGAATGTGCCATTTACTTCTTCTCCTATGCTATCGTAAAGATCAATAATGTTTTCTTTGCTCCACGGTATTGAACCTTTTTCGATATCCTGCTTTAGGGTCGAATACGCAGAGAAATAACATGAATCTGTGTCACCGTATATAATAGCTTTGCCCACATGATTCTTTTCACCGGTAATGATTTCATTGACTTTACCAGCCATGTGATGAGCAATAGCACGACCAGTGAGTGTGGTTGATTGTCCAATTCTGTTATCAAAGAATCTGCAACCAGGATTGAGAATAGCACCATATAGGCTGTTCAAGTTAATCTTTTTAACTAACTGTCGTTTGTCCCAGTATTCTTCTTCGATCTTATTGCCTGCTGTGATACATTCTTTTAGTTTGGTCTGCATGTCCTTACGTTCGGCATACCAACGTTTTAACAGTCCGGGGATGATACCTTCCTTGTCATAGGTAAAGATAGTTCCGTTAGCACTTAGCATCCATGGTTGATTATTTTCAAATATCAAATCATAGATCTGTGCCGCACTTAGAGTATCATTACCACCATCTTCCCAGTCTATGGTAATCTCTCTGCCTACTTCACGGTTCATCACAGCAGTGTATTCTAATGATCCAAATATACCTTCCCATGCTGATGCAAACGATTTACCTTTGGCCATTTCTGCTTCGATGTATGCTCTAGTACCGTCCTGACGAAGTTGTCCTACAATAGTTTCTGGCCCCATGTTCAGCGCACGAATCGCCGATGGATACAGCGAGTTAATATCTAAGGAACCGATCCATTCATGGATACCTTTCTTGGGATACGCAACATAAGCACCTGCGGCCTGTGTGTCTACCCCTGCTTCACGTTGTACACGATTAGGAACAATCATACCTCTGCGATGTGCTTCATTGATAATGGCCTGTTCAGTAACTGCCACAGCACCCATAGTGGTCTGCAACAGTACTGTACATTCATGTGCTAGTGTGTTAGCAAGTGCTAGGAATTTAAGTTTCTTATCTAGTTTATCTAATAGCGCACAGTCTTGACGATTGTATTCGATAAATGTTTTGAAGTCGTTGTTGTAGAGTTGATCCAATGTGCCTTCATAGACAGTTTTATTTTCACCAATCTCCATTTCACCGATGGCATCTAGCCTATATGTGTGTCGTTCTTCATAGGTATACTTTCTGTAAAGTTCTAGACTGTCTAGATGCACTCGCCCGATTAAATCATAGGTTACAGCAGCCTTGCCATATTTTTCATATTCTCTTTTTTTAGGATATTGATCCCACAAACAGAATCTGCGTGTATCTTCTTTTGACAGTACCTTGGTCACACGATTGACAGTATACGGAATATCAAAGCCTTCTGAGTTCCAACCACTCAACACATCAGCATCTTCAATCAAGTTTAAAAATGTGTCTAACATTTCTGCTTCTGTTTCAAACAGCATGGTGTTAGGAAATTCTTCAACCTGTTTCTGTGCCTCGGCCATGCTAAGTGTTTTGGGAGGTAGTGCTAGACACACCATGGTATCTAACCATTGTAAATGAATAGCGATGGCAGTGATTGGCATAAACGCATCGTCTGGTGAAGCATAACCACGCTCTGGATCGAAGTCTACCTCAATATCGAAAAATGCGACATTTAGTTTTGGTGCATCAGTATTAAGATAATTGTCTTCTAGACAACGATAGATAGGGTTGATATCGCTTTCAAATAATCTTTTATTGGAATGTATGGCAAGTTCTTTGCGATGTTCTTTTACGTTCTTGCTGGTAACCCTGCTCAAGGGTTCGCCTTTAATAGAAATATATTTGCCCTTGGCGTCGGGGTAATAGAAAATATGACGGGCGGGATATTCTTTGAAATGTCTGTTACCTTTGTCGTCTCTTTCAACAACATTGATAACGTCTTGCTCTCTATCATAGAAAGCGTCTACGTAACTCATTTATTCTCCTTATGCAATTTCCGGCTTGCAAATACCAAAATGATCATTTATGGCTGATCTAACCTTACTCATTAATTACTTATCATTCTCACTAGACCCACAGTGTCAATAGTGACTAAAAGCAGGTAGTTAGCCAACATGCCAAATGATTTCCTAGTATAACTAGCCCAGCCATACATAGCACAACCAACGATCCAAATAGGATACAGAACAAGTAACGGAGGATTGGGAACAGTGAGAGCCATGGTAATCGAACAACCAATACTAATAGCCCAAGCCAGCAGCTCAATAAAAAAACGAAAAGGATGACTGTGCCAATCATCTCGTATCCATTCTATAGTTCCGCCGAATACATTTGCTAGAAAATTCATTAATCAATGCGCTTGGTAATATCTAGAATAGCTTCAACTTCTTTCCAATCTTCATCGTGTGCTTTAAAGTCACCCTTGTGAGCAATCTTAATTGCACGGCTGATGATGCTGGGTTTAATTTGTAATTCTTCTGCCACTGCTTTTACAGTTTCTTTGAGACCTTCATTTAAATCTTCTACTTCACGAAGTACATTTGAGCCTTCTGTGATCAATCTTTCTAGTTTTGCCTTTTCTTCTGGACCGTACATTTTAGCCATGACTATATCTCCTTATAAGACTATTATATAGCCAACAAAAAAGCCAGTCAATATAAATTGCTGGCTTTTGAGTTAATTTGGTTAAATTATTTTTGTTCTGCTAGTACGTCGTACATTTCAAATACACCACCCATACGTTCGTATACTAGACCAGCATACAGTTCAGCTTTGGTGCTTTCTTGGAATTTGGATTTGGCAACACGTTGTGCCCAAGCAAATAATTCTTGATCCACTGCATCGATCTGTTGTTGACCGCCACTTTCTTGAACAAGTTTTACCATGTCTTTGAAAGTTAATTTAGTTTCTACTGATTCTTTAACAGGACGTTTTTTGCCTTTTGGCATCATCTTGCTTTCTTTTTTCACAGCGCCTTTCTTTTTGTCAGCGACTGCTTTTTTCATTGGCTCTTTTTTGTCGCCATCTTTATCCATGTCTAAGAAATCTGGTTTAGCAGCTTCTTTTACACTTTCTTCTTTCTTGTCTGATTTCTTTTCTTTCTTGCCTTTGACCATGTTCATGAACTTTTCACGAGCTGCTTTTTGAGCTTCTGAAGCTTCTCCAATAGATTCTTTTTTAGCTTTCTTGTCTGCTGGATGTTCGTCTGCATCAGGATCTGTGTCTTTGTCATCCGATCCACCGTATACACCTGGGGCAGCTTTGTGTGTGATACCTGTTTTAGTTTTGGTAACTGTACCGCCCTTAGCAGTTTTCTTAGAATCACCAACTTTCATTTCTTCAGCTACAGATTCATCTTTTTTCTTTGCTTCTGCAAGAACAGTCGAAGTACCAGCTAGAACACGCAATTCTGCGTCTTCGTTTAATTGTACTGGTTTTGGAAGCTCTGGTGCTTTGACAGTTTCAATAACGTCATCCATTGAGCTGATTTTAGTAATTAGTGATTTGAAGTCCATTTTATAAATTCCTTGGTTTTAAGGTCCGTAATGTATTTATCTCTTGATGGCAGAGCCACCACCGAAGATGTTATTGCCCATATCCAGTGCATTTTTAGCTGTTCCGTCTGGATTTTTAGCCTGCTTTATTTTAGGTAATCGAGGCGCTTTTGTACCGCTTTGGCCTGGAGAACCTGTATAACTTTTGCTACCACGATCTTTACCAATAGCAAGATGTGGGCTTACAACAGTGGCTATATTGCCTGATGATGTAGCACCTGCTGTTGCTGATTCTAAAATATCTTTAATTTTCATAGTATTGTATTTATTTCTTTTTGGCTTTGCCGCTTTTCATATTAGCGCACCAGTGTGCCATACGGGCTTTTTCACCTGACGAATTCTTAGCAGTTTTGCGTAGACTGCTAACACTTGCTTTGCAGTTTACTCCACTGCGTTTTGCTAGGCCCTTACGACCTGGTTTTTTACCATCTGCAAAGTTTTCACCTACTCCGCCACCGTCACCGCCGCTGGATCCGCTGTCGCCACTATAGCCCACAGCATAACCGTACCCACCATATGGGCCTGGACCATAAGCAGCCCAACGTGGTCTACGTTTCTTACGCTTGGCTTCTATGATAAACTCAAACGCTCTCATTTTTATCCCCAGGTGCGGCTATAGCACTGCTACCACCTCTGTCTTTGCTGACTAATTGCTGCGGTTCATGTTTCTCTTCACCTTTAGCTACTCGACGGGCACGTTTAAGTCCGTCTAATACTACTTTGAGGCTGTTCTCGTCTGCTTGATATTTGATACCAATCCCGCCTGCTGCTTCCCAAGCTGAAATGTTACTGCCTCGATCGTCGATCAATACGTTAGGCATGCCGTTGGCATTTTTAGCATATTTGGCCTTATTGGGAGTGATATAGATATGTTTGGGTTGAGGATTAAGATGTTTTTTAATCCATACACCTTTGTATTTCGCTGATCCTTCGTGATCTCCACGCAATGGACTCGAGCAGATATTATAACTTCCTGCAGCGTCTATAACTATATCTACTAACTTATCAGAGCTAGGAAATTTAGGTAGTCGGGCAAAAAAATCTGTACCTATCATTTTATCTAACGTAGGATCTGCTTTGGCTGGAGGAATATCTCTGTAGTCGCCTGTTTTTACGCCAGCAAGTTTAGCATACTCTGTAAAAAAATCTGCAAGGACTCCGTCCATGTCTAAGTAGACTTCCATGCCTTCTGGTAAATTTAAATCACTGGCTCTCATACTTGGCTATACGGATTAATTTTTTCGTCCGAATCTATGTGCTGTCTTTCTGGATAGATTAGATAAGTACCCCAGTTAACATCTTGAGGGTTTATTTTAGAAATATCGCGTTCTTCAGGTAACGGACCACATCCAAGTCTATCCCATTCAGATGCTGAATAATAATATTGAGGATTCTTCATGCTGAAAATGAACTCCCGCATCCACATGTGGTAGTCGCATTAGGATTTTTTATACTAAATTGACTGCCGTTGATATCTTCTTTGTAATCGATTTCTGCACCTTGCAGATAAGTCATACTCATTGCATCCACTAAAACTTTGTAATCACCTAGCGGAACTTCGAAGTCATCTTCATTCTGTTGTTCGTCAAATGTAAATCCGTATTGAAATCCTGAACAGCCGCCGCCTTGTACAAAGGTGCGTAGTTTGAGATCGGGATTATTTTCTTCTGCTAGAAGATCCAATATTTTTGTCTTTGCTGAGTCTGAAATATTAATCATTTTTCTTTCCTACAGCTGGTTCGCCGGTTAACTTAGGTAAACTAAACCATAGTTGAAACCATTCTGGTGTACCAGGTTTTATATTGTGTTTCTTCATCAGTTCACCTTTTTCATTACCAGTAATGCTGATATTGCTACCATCATAAGGTTCATAACCTCGAAATTCTGTAATACCAGCCAAACGTTTTAATTCTGATAGTTCCATTATACCTGATCCCTTGTAGATTCTTCCACAGGCATTAAATCTTTCTTGTGTTTAACATCACCATGCTTTTCAGATTTCTTTTTATCTTTGTGTATACCAGCACCTGAAGTTTTAGAATTCTTGGCTACAAAGTTTCTAGGCTTGCTGGCTGGTATAAAATCTTTGGCTCTCATACTGTGATTCCTCTAGACCTAACGCCACCTTTCTTTCGTACTTTGCCAAGTTCGTCAAGTGCATGGCGAATTTGTTCCATATTCATTTTCAATTCTTCAAACTGGCGAGCCATAGTCTCCCATTCTCCGGGACTAGCTTTTTCGGCACGAGCTGCAAGATCTTTTAATTGTCCAGCTGCACGTAACATTCTATATTTTAATTTTGCAGGATTTGCTTTATCGTGCCCGTATATCATAGGATCCATAGGATCAGTAGGATCCATCTCGATAGGTGCTTCGGTTACATCTTCAGTTATACCCATTCCTTTACGCACAGCTTGATATAATGGCTCAGCATATTGACCAGCACCCGTAGCTTCTTTGAATGCTTCTAAGTCTCCAGTAGCTGCTGCTGATCTGGCATTGCTGGCACTTACTCCTGCAACTCCTTCTGCACCATCTTCACGCTCACCGCTGGATTTAAAATCTAATGTTTCAAATTTATAAAAACCGTGTGCTTTTCCTTCAACACCATTATAGGTAGTAAGAAGATTTTTCATATCTTCTAATCTATCACTGCCAGCTACAAATGTAACATCTCTATATCCTAAATTATACACGTGACTAGCGATTTTTCCTATGGTATTTAAACTAGAATCATCAACGATGTTTTTAGCATGTTCTGCAAACATCATTTTCATAAATTTGATTTTGGTTTGATAATCTAAAGGATTTTTCTTTTTGTCTTGTGTTTGACTAACAAATATCTTATAGTCACCACCTATACCTGCCACAGTATCTAATAATTGCTTGTGTCCAATCGTAGGAGGATTCATTCTACCGAAACAGAATGCGAGGTGTTTTCCACCAACTTCTGCTTCAAATAGCTGTCTAAGATTCATAGTCGCCCTTACTGATATACTTTTCTTGCTCTTCAGCACAGCGTTTAGCTAGCTCGATGAGTTTTTCTTTAGGGAATTTTTCTTCTGGCGTATCAATTTCAAACTTTTCACAGTATGCTTCTTTGCAATGTTCTATGGGTCTAATATAGATCTTATAAGCATTGGGATTGCCTTGATGTTCTTTATGGCGTTTCACTGCTGGAAAGAAATAGTTGTTTAACATAGCATCGTCGTTGTCGATGAAAAATTTCAAATCATCTAACCA